GTGAAAATGATAAGGCAAACAATTTAGATGATTTAGTTGAAGGTCAAAGAGATAGAGGTTGGGCGTGTGGCGCTACAAGTGGACGAGTGGCGACAATAAAAGAAAAAGATTTAACAGAGATGTATTTGATTGGACACGACTTGGTAAGTGATACACATAAAATAAACAATATGTACAAGGGTACAAAACATTATGGATTACCAGAGGCGTCACCTATACCATCTGTCAATTGGATTAATCAATGGAAAACATTGATGACAGAGAACCCTAAAGTACAATTTTATAAAGTTAATCCAAATGGTGATAATGGTAAAACACCAGTCAGTTCAACGATTAGTGAGTGGACTTCTATTAAGAATTTAAAGTATATTTCATTTCAAAATACACTTGACAAATTTAGTAAAGTATGATATATTATAGCTTAATATGTTAGATGGATTTATATACCGATTATGTGATAAGATAGTTTCTATCTGTGAATCAATTAAAAGTAGAATTAAAACTACTTCTAATAAAGATTGGATAAAAGGTTATCGTAAGTGGAAAAGTCATATAAATAAAAATGATACCGAATAATACAGGTAACACAAATACAACGAATACGAAAATACAAAGGAGATAAAATATGGATTTCGAAGCGTTAAAACAATCGTCAAGTAACTTTGACAAACTTACAAAAGCCATTGAGGCAAATCTCGGTTCCGAGAACAAAGAACAAAACAAATCAAAATACCAAGACGACAGATTTTGGAAACCAGAGTTAGATAAAACTGGTAATGGTTATGCTGTCATTAGATTTTTACCTGCAGTAGAAGGTGAAGATTTACCTTGGCAAAGAGTATGGTCACACGCATTCCAAGATGTTGGTGGTTGGTATATTGAAAACTCTTTAACAACACTTGGTCAGAAAGACCCTGTGTCAGAAGAAAATACAAGATTATGGAATACAGGATTAGATAGTGATAAAGAGATTGCTAGAAAGAGAAAAAGAAAATTATCTTACTATGCAAACGTATTAGTACAATCAGATCCAAAGCATCCAGAGAACGAAGGTAAAGTGTTCTTATTCAAATTTGGTAAAAAGATATTTGATAAGATTACAGAAGCAATGCAACCTGCGTTTGATGATGAGAAACCAGTCAATCCTTTTGATTTTTGGAAAGGCGCTAACTTCAAATTGAAGATTAGAAAAGTTGATGGTTATTGGAACTATGATAAATCCGAGTTTGAGGCTGTGTCACCAGTTGCTGAAGATGATGAAAAAATCAAAGCGATATGGAAACAACAACACGCTCTAAAACCTTTCCTAGACCCTAGTAATTTTAAAACCTATGACGAACTCAAAGAGAAACTGAATAGGACAATTACGGGTGTAAGAAGCACAACTACCGCTGATAAAGTAGACCTCCCACCTCAATCAAACGGTAGAGTGAAAAGTAATGAAGTCGCTCCCGATGCTAGTGATGATGACGATACGTTATCTTACTTTAGTAAATTAGCAGAAGAGGAGTAATTCTCTCTCGCTTCAAAACTTTGAAAGGGCGCCTGAAAGGGCGCCTTTTTTATTATAAATATTAGCAAATGGCTATTTCAATATTAGACCCACTAAAAGACAAACAAGGCGGTATTCGTAAGAGTGCTGACTGGTATAGAAAAACTGTTGCCGATTTAGGTGATAGAATAACTGCCAGAAAACTAATGAATACTGGTAAATTAAATGGTATTCCTAGTAGAGGAAGATTAAATATGTTCTTCTATGACCCTAAATATAAACAGGTACTACCATACTATGATAGATTTCCACTTGTGTTACCTTTACAAACTATTCCAGGTGGTTTTATGGGAATGAACTTTCACTATTTAAGACCATTACAGAGAATTAGTTTGTTAGATAGATTACAAAGATTTGCGTCTGGTGGAATGAGTAAAAATACCAGAATAGATGCAACTTATGATGGTGTTAAGAATATTGGTATTGCTAGAACAACAATAAAGAAATATTTGTATAGTCACGTTATGTCAAATTTTTTAAGAGTTGATTTTGATGAGGCAGCATTAGCAGTAATGTTACCTGTACAACAGTTTAAGAAAGGTAGTCCATACTAATGGCGATTTTAAGAGGCGGAAAAAGAATAGGCGGATTTGATGTTAGAATAGGTTTGCCTAGAGATAGAAGCCTGGACAATGTAGAGAACGATGCAAGATTAAGACAGAGAGCTGGCGGCAATCCTGAAACTACAATGGGTAGATTTCAAGCGATGGTTAATGAAGCAGAAGGCTTTCAAAGAAAAGCTAGATTCTATGTAAACTTTACATTACCAACTGGTGTTTTAGGTGATGCAACAAGAGTCTCAAATGGTCAAACATCAGGCGATGATGAAGCACAAGGTTTTTCTACCGCTGTTCAATTACAAGCAATGAACCAAGATCAAAACAAAAGACGAGTACAAGCATTTTGTAGTGAGATTGCAATGCCAAATAGAGAAGCGGTTACAAAAGAAATTAGACATAATGGACCTGTGAGAAAATTTGTATATGATTATACTTCAGCTCCAATTACTGCTACATTTTATACTGACAAGTTTATGAGAGAAAGAACATTTTTTGAATTGTGGCAAAAAGCAGCATTTAGTAATACAACACACAATATGAATTTTTATGATGATTATGTTGCGCCAATTGACATATTTGCTTTAGGTAATTATGCTAGTAGGCAAGAAAGAGATGACATAACTTATGGTGTTAGACTATACGAATGTTATCCTAAAACAATAAGTGAAGTATCATTTGCACATACATCAAACGATATTCAAACATTTACTGTAACATTTGATTTTAGATATTGGGTTAATTACTTTATTGATAGAGCAGGAGGAATACAATTAGGAGAATCTGATTTCAAACAACCAACTGTAAAAAGAGCAGGTGGAGCATTTGGAGGATTGATTAGTATGCTTCCACCAGAAATAAGAAGAGCTGGTAGAGATGTATTAAATGAGTTGAGAAGACGAGCACCGATAGGAAGAATAACAGGCGGAAGAGTTTTCCCACCATTTAAAATACCTCCACTAAATATATAAAAATTAATAAGGAGATATAATGGCGTTACCAACGATTGATACACCACGATATGAATTGACTTTACCATCGCAAGATATAAAAGTACAATATAGACCATTTTTAGTAAAAGAAGAAAAAGTGCTATTGATGGCTATGGAATCAAAAGACAACAACGAAATAATTACGGCAACAAAAAATATTATTAATTCTTGTACGTTTGAAAAATTAGATGTAGATAAACTACCAATGTTTGATGTAGAGTATCTATTACTACAAATAAGAGCAAAATCTATTGGAGAAATTTCTAAATTTAAAGTTATTTGTCCTGACGACAAACAAACAATGACAGATGTAGAAATTGATTTAACAAAAATAGAGGTACAAGTTGATGATGAACACACTAATAAAGTGATAGTTGACGAAAATAGAAATTTAGGTATAGTATTGAACTATCCATCGCTAGAAACAACCAAGGCTGGTTTTGATGTAAGTAGTGCAAATGTTGATACAATGTTTAATGTAATCACATCTTGTATAGACCACATCTTTGAGGGTGAAAAAACTTTTCCTGCGAAAGACAGTACAAAAGAAGAACTTAAATCTTTTTTAGAAGAACTACCACAAAGTGCATTTTTGAATATTAAAAAATTCTTTGATACGATGCCTCAATTAAGACACGAAGTTGAGGTTACTAATCCTAAAACAAGTGTAAAAAGTAAAGTTACATTTAAAGGATTACAAGATTTTTTTCAATAAGCCTCTCCCATAACAGCCTAGAGGCCCACTATGAAACAAATTTTGCGTTAATGCAACATCATAAATATTCATTGACTGAATTAGACAATATGATACCTTGGGAGAGAGAAATATATGTCAATTTATTGGTCAATTATATAAAAGAAGAAAACGAAAAAAGAAGGCGGGAGGCCAACAAGTAATGGAAGATTCGATTAAGAAGAAAGTTAATGTTGAATTAGAAGTTGACACATCTGTAAAAGATTTAGGACCTAATCCTTATGCTAAATTAATACATTTAGCAAGAGCTGTTGATAGCTGGAGAATATTTCCACGTATATTCATCACAACATACATTTATTTACTATATAAAGTCGTAGTATGGTATATGAACTTACCTAATCCTACAATGGAACAAAGTGGTTTAGTATCAATAGTTGTTGGTGCTGGCGCTGCGTGGTTTGGATTATACACAGGTAGTAGAGCAAAATCAGACGATAAGAAATAAATATGGCATTACCAAGCGTAAGATATAACTTTCAAGGCGGAAAAAAAGAAGTTGCTGAAATCGTAAAAGAGATCGGTAAAGCAATATTCACTACTGCTAGAGCATCATTTGAAAGTGCAACAAAAATTGTTGTACCAAGTATACCAGAAATGGTGCAAGAAATCACTGATGATTTATCTTCAGGTCCATTACAAAGATTTTCTGAAGGCTTGAAAAAAGTGGATACGCTTGTTAATAAATTAGGTGTAAACCTAGAAGATTATAGTAAAGAATTAGCACAATTTTTAAAATTAAGACAAGAAAAATCTATACAATCAGAAGAAACTGTTAATCAATTAAGAACACAAAACATCAAAGCACAAGTCAATGAATTTGGTGAAGTGATGATTTTAAATAGACAACAAATTGAAGAACAAGAAAATAGTTTAAAAATACTTAATAAAGAAATTAAAACAAGTCAAAAAGTAATAGATGATTACGCAAAAATACAAAAACGAGGTGGAACTTTAGAAAAAGAACAACAACAAGAATTATTAGCAGCAAATAAAAAAGTTATAGAGAGTACAGAAAAAAGAAACGAAATATTAACAACACTTAATAGAACGGAAGCAGAAGATACAAGAACTTTTAGAGAAAAGGCAGGTGACGCTATTGAGAAATATGTACCAGATGGATTAAGAGATATTGGTTCTGCGTTTACTGAAGGTTTGATGGCGCCATTTAATGCCATTAAAAATTTAGGAATGATGTTTGGTAATTTATTAAAACCTTTAAAACTATTACCTAAATTATTAAAAGGATTTACAGTAGGATTATTAGGTGCACTTGCTGCAATGTTACCTTATCTATTAATTGTTGGTGCTGTTGTTCTTGCTATTATTGCTTTGAAAAAAGGATTTGATTTTTTAATGGAAAATATTGATACAGTAAAAGAAAAATTAAGTAATTTTGCTGATGCTATTATGGAAATACCACAAAAGATTAGTGATTTTTTTACAGGTATATTTACAAAAATTAAGAACTTTTTTATAGATATGATAAATTCAGTAATTCAATTGTTAAATGACAAACTAGGTTTTTTAGGAGTTGATATTAAAAAATTAGAAAAAGAACCTGTTGAAAAAGATAATACACAACAAACTACTTTATCTGCTATGAAAGAAAAAGATAATACACAACAAACTGCTTTATCTGCTATGAAAAGTGATGAAGCATATAGTGTACCTGAAACAAAAATTGTGTCAACACCTGAAAGTAAAATTGTTTCAGAATCCAAGTTACCATTTAATGCAAATAAAAAACCAGAGATGTTAACACCAGCTAGAGATACATCAAATGTTAATAACGCTACGATTGTAGATAATTCAGTAAAATCTAATATTCAAAACAATACAACAAATTCTGGTGGATTAAATGGTGTTAGAGATAGTGAATTGGAAGTATTTAATAGAATGGCGTTGTACGCTAGTCCTTAATAAGGTCCTAAATCTTTCTCTGTAATCAATTTAAACTCTGCGCCATTGTCCTCACAATAAGATTGTGCTGCTTTCCATTTCGCTTGATTTTTAATATACTCAAAACTATCACGCATAAATGCTCTAGTTTTCTTTTTAGGTGTCTTTGGTGGTTTACATTGACGAGATGGTTTAATTTCAATAAGAAACTTTTTACCTTTAGATGTTTTTACAATGAAGTCTGGATAATATGAATGATACTTTTTATCAATAGGATTATAATATCTTATGGATAATTCTTCACTCGCCCAATTGGTTATGTCAGGACTACGGTCACAATGTAACATAAACTTACGCTCTAGTAGTGAACGATAGACTATTTTAGATGGGTCGCCAACATATTTTTTAGGGTTAGATGGGCGATATAAACCTTTATATGACTTCTTCATTTCGTTATAAATATTAACATTACAAGGATATTTAGATGAGTTTTACAAACAAAGTTTCAAACATCATAAAACAAAGAGTTGCAAATAATCTTATTAGTGGTTTCAATAATGCCATAAGTGGATTTGGTCAACCTAAAAAACTTGCGGCTAAACTGGCTAATAAATCACCATTAGACTTATCAAAAAGTCCAGTGGCACATATGGAACCAATTAATAATAGTTTTTCATATGGCAGTGTTTACTATCCACAAGAAACAAGTAATTTAGGTGAAGGTCATTATATCATATTTGATATTATAGAGAACAATAAAACTAATTACGGCAGAATACCTGCACACGATAATGACAATAGTGCTAAATCATATCCAACATCATTAGGACAAGTTGGTGAAAGAAAATTAGATCAAAGTAAAAGATTAGCAAGATTAAAGGCACAAGGATTTCAAACATCTAATAATATTGTAAGAAGTCAGCAATCAGGCATTGCAACATCATTTAACACACACACTAGGTTAGCTGATAGTATCATCTTATATACACCTACATCTGGAAACAAGTTTGATTACAAAGTTAACTATGAAAATATTGATACGGGTATTGCTGGATTAGTTGCTGGTCTATTAGATGGAAAAGATATTATTGCTGGATTAAAAGGTGTTGGTGGAAGTTTTTTAGAGTCAATTACTAAAGCAGCTATTGAAATAGCATTACCAGGATTTGGTGCAACAATAGATAAA